GAACACCTATTCACTCACATGCCGGAATAGATGTTCATGTTCGGCCAGAAAAAGATCGTATATACATGCTAACCGCTGATGTTTCTAGAGGGACCGCAAACGATTACTCAGCCTTTGTGGTGTTTGATGTGACAGAGATACCGTACAAAGTTGTAGCAAAATTTAGAGACAACGAAATAAAACCGTTACTGTTCCCGACTAAAATCCATGAGGTTGCAAAAGCTTATAATAACGCATATGTAATGATTGAGGTAAATGACATTGGTGAACAGGTCGCAAATACTTTACAGTTTGACTTGGAGTATGAGAACCTAGTTATGGCTTCCATGCGTGGCCGTGCGGGACAAATCCTTGGAGCAGGCTTCTCTGGGGGTAGAGCGCAATTGGGAGTAAGAACAACTAAAGCTGTAAAAAAGATTGGTTGTTCAAATCTCAAACAACTGATTGAGGATAATAAACTCATCATAGAGGATTATGACTGTGTAAATGAACTATCCACTTTTATTATCAAAGGTGCGTCCTATGCTGCTGATGACGGTTGCAACGATGATTTAGTTGCTTGTATGTTTATGTTTGGATGGGCAACAGACCAAACTTACTTCAAAGAGTTGACCGACAACGACATCCGAATGACTATGATGAAAGAGCAACAGGACGCACTAGAACAGGACATGGCTCCATTTGGTTTCATAGTGAATGGTATTGATGACCCCTTTGAAGATGAGATTGATGAATATGGAACACGGTGGACATCTGTAGTTAGAGACTACAATACAAATTGGTAAAAGTCTAAATAAATTCAATTAGGTCATTATCTACTTTAATAAAACAATTTGAACATAAAATTTTTGACTCGTCTATCAAGTGAAATATTTCTTTTCTACTTTCATTATTTGTGCCTACTCGTTTTGTCAGTTTACGGATTTCAGAATCATGGGGGTAAAATTTTAGACAAATAGTTTCACTTTCACCACAATGAACACAGGATTTATCTGCGAGAAAATCATTTAACAGAACAATCCTTTTGCGATAGTTTCTACGAGCTACTTTTTTTATAGTTTCTTTATACTTTTGATAGTGTTCGTTCATGATATTATTTATAAGTTATAACACTTATAAACAACATGTTTTAGGAAATCAATTATTATAAATATTCTCAAATACAACAAAACTTCGGATAAGGAGTAAAGAGATGAGTTTTTTAAAGTCTCCTGGCGTTCTCGTAAGAGAAATTGATCTTACAACAATCGTCCCATCAGTGCCAACGAGTATTGGTGCTATTGCTGGCGCTTTTGAAAAAGGCCCAGTTGGTTCAATCGTAACTGTTGGCACAGAAGATGATTTAGTAAAGATTTTTGGTAAACCCCAAAACACTGGTAATCAGTTTGAAACATTCTTTACTGCTGCTAACTTCCTTCAGTATGGAGATGCTCTCAAAGTGGTTCGTGCTGAATCTGGTGTAACTAATGCTGTTGCATCTGGAACATCATTCATCATTCGTGATGATGACCATTACGAAGACTCATTCAAAGATGGTCAAGGTTCCGTTGGTGAGTGGGCAGCGAGAACTGCTGGAACACATGGTAACTCAATAGGTGTTTCAATTTGTGCTAGCGCAACTGCATATGAAGAGACTGCTGTAACAACCACAAGTGGTGAGGAAGCTATTGGTCAAACGGTTATTAGTGTGACTGACGGATCGGTTTTCACAGTTCACGATATTGTGAACTTTGGTGAGACACTAGGGTTTGAGTATCAAGTTACAGCCGTGCTGCCTGCTTCGATTACAATCAAATTGAAAGATGACCCAGTTGGTGCTGGTCTTCAAACCACGATTGCTTCAGGCACAAGTATCAGACGCCGTTGGAGATTTTATGATTTGTTTGACGGTGCGCCTGGCACATCAGAATATGCCACACAAAATCTAAGAGGCACCAACGATGAAATTCATATTGTTGTTTATGATCAACTTGGAGAAATCAGTGGATTTGCGGTGGAGACTAACGGCAACAGAACAAATGCTGTTCTAGAGACATTTGCAAATCTGTCTAAAAATCCAACTGCAAAATCACCTCAAGGTGATAGCATTTACTACGCAGATAAAATCTTTAGAACTTCTAATTTTGTTTACTGGATGGATCATAATTCAGCTGGCACAAACTGGGGAACAGACTTCACTGGTGAGACAAGTCAGATCGTCATAGAGGATGGTGGAACTGATGGTGCTGGAACGGATGCTGGAGATAATATCGTCCTTGATGGCACAGATAGTGGTCGTAGTGACGAAAACGATAATGTAGAACTTGAGACAGGTGGAACTGCATACGCTGCTTTAGATGTGCCAACCACAACCAATCTGAAAAATGGAACTGATGATTATGCGGTAACTGCTGGTGAATATCAGGTAGCTTACGAAAAGTTTGAAGATACGGAGTCAGTTGAAGTTAACCTTATCATGGGTGGCCGAGGTGGTGGAGCTGGTGACACTGCATCCACACAAGATACACATGTTACCATGTTAACTGCTCTTGTGGAAACAAGAAGAGATTGTGTTGCATTTGTATCACCACATAGGTCCGCAACAGTGGGAGTTGCAAATACTACAACTGCGACAGATAATGTGGTGGATGCATTTGACTTGTGTCCTTCATCCTCATACGTTGTCTTCGATAGTGCTTACAAACAAATGTATGATAAGTACAATGATGTGTTTAGATTTGTACCGATGAATGGTGACACAGCCGGTCTTTGTGCTTTCACTGACCAAGTTAGAGACACGTTCTTCTCACCCGCTGGATTTAACAGAGGAAATGTGAGAGGTGCTATCAAGGTATCATACAATCCTAAAAAGTCTGAGAGAGATAGACTTTATCGGGCAAGAATTAACCCAGTGGTTGACTTCCCCGGCCAAGGTGTGGTTCTCTTCGGTGATAAAACTGCTCTTGCTAAACCAAGTGCATTTGATAGGATTAACGTGAGAAGGTTATTCTTGTTACTTGAAAAAGCAATCTCAACTGCTGCTAAGTTTTCTCTCTTTGAGTTTAACGATGAGTTCACTAGAGCTCAGTTTAGAAATCTCATTGAACCATTCTTGAGAGAAATTCAAGGCCGAAGAGGTATATTTGACTTTAGAGTGGTTTGCGATGACACGAATAATACTGGTGAGGTTATAGACCGAAATGAGTTTATTGGTGATATCTACATCAAACCAGCCAGATCAATCAACTTCATTACTCTTAACTTTGTTGCGGTTCGCACAGGCGTTGAGTTTAGTGAGGTCGTAGGACAATTTTAAGGAGTAACTTCACATGGCAGCAATAGATGATTTTAAAGCAAATTTACTTGGTGGGGGAGCTCGGGCAAACCAATTCAGAGTTACCATCACACCACCAGCGGGGATTGCTATTGGGTTAGATGTTCGTAGAGCATCATTTCTTGTGAATGCATCTAATCTTCCAGCACAAACTTTAGGTGAGATTGTAGTTCCATTCAGAGGTAGACAGATTTATATCGCCGGTGACAGAACCTTTGATGACACTTGGTCTACCACTTTCTTGAACGATACAGATTTCATGATTCGGAATGCGATGGAACTGTGGATGAATGGTATCAACGATCTTGCCGATGGGACAGGAACTAGCACTCTCGCAGATTATCAAACTGATTTACAAGTTGAGCAATTAGATAGAGATGACACAATTCTAAAAACATATATTTTTAGAAGTGCATGGCCAACATCTGTTGCACAGATTGACCTATCATCTGATACGGCAGATGCGATTGAAGAGTTTGAGGTTACTTGGAGGTATCAACACTTTGAGGCTTCTGGCGTTAACTTCGGATAAACTTCTAATTCTTAACCTACTAAATATAAGAATTAGTAGGAGTTATTATGGCTGAACTTTTTGGATTCAAAATCAATAGGAAAAAAGAAGAGGAGGACGTTGTATCTTTTACAAGTCCTTCCTCTGATGATGGCACCCTTGAAATACCAGGCGGTGGTTTCTACAGTTCTATTCTTGACACAGATGGTCGAGATAGAGCTGATATTGATTTAATCAGACGATATCGTGATATAGCACAACAAGCAGAGTGTGATACTGCTATTGAAGATATTGTTAACGAAGGTATCGTGTCCAACGAGAGCGATATTTCAGTTCAAATTGTTTTAGATAATCTACCATATCCAGACAGAATCAAAAGAAAAATTAGAGAAGAGTTTGAAGAGGTTTTGAGACTTCTAAAATTTGAAGAGAAAGGTCATGACCTTTTTCGTAGGTGGTATGTCGATGGTAGAATTTATTTTCACAAAATTATCAATCCTAAAGCTCCTAAAAATGGTATAGCAGAAGTTCGATACATTGACCCAACTAAAATTAAAAAAGTTAGACAGGTCAAAAAAGATAAAGACCCAAAAACAGGCGTTGACCATGTAAAAAAGATTGACGATTTTTACATGTATAGTGACAAAGGTATTGAACATGCTGGTCATAGTGTTCACGGCCCAAATCAGGGTATTAGAATATCATCTGATGCTATCACCTACGTCCCTTCTGGTTTAATTGATGGTAACTCTGGTAGAGTTTTGTCCTACTTACACAAAGCAATCAAACCTGTAAATCAGTTGAGAATGATTGAGGACTCTTTAGTAATCTATCGTATTTCTCGGGCACCAGAACGTAGAATTTTTTACATTGATGTTGGTAATCTGCCAAAGATAAAAGCAGAGCAATACCTCAAAGATGTGATGAACCGTTATCGTAACAAGTTGGTGTATGACGCATCCACTGGTGAGATTCGAGATGACCGTAATCACATGAGTATGTTGGAAGATTTCTGGCTCCCACGAAGAGAAGGTGGTAGAGGAACAGAGATTACAACATTGCCTGGTGGTCAAAATCTAGGTGAGATTGATGACATTGTTTACTTTCAGAGAAAACTGTTTAGGTCATTGAATGTTCCTATCTCAAGACTAGAAGCAGAGTCAAACTTTAGTTTGGGTAGAGCCACAGAGATTACAAGAGACGAGTTAAAGTTTACCAAGTTTGTTCAGAGAATACGAAAGAAGTTTACACCGCTGTTTACTGATATTCTAAAAACACAGTTGTTGTTGAAGAATGTTATATCGTTGGATGATTGGAAGTTGATGCAAGAACATATTCAGTATGATTTCTTGGCAGACGGTCACTTTGCAGAGTTAAAGGACTCTGAACTTCTCAACGAAAGAATGAATAACTTGGGAACGATTGAGTCATATATTGGCACGTTCTTTAGTAAAGAGTATGTGATGAAAAAAGTCTTGCGTATGACAGATAATGAGATTGATGAGATGCAGAGACAGATTAATAGAGAAGCTGGTCTTGACCCAGATGAGGGCGGTATTGATGTTCCACAAAGCACGGATGGTATCACACGATATCCATCACAGGGCGGTGAAGTATTACCGGCAGATGATGTTGCAAAATTTGATGGTCAACAAGTAGATGATGAGGAGAAGTAAATGTCTAGAGAAATAATTGACAGTATTGCGTCAGGTGAAAATTTAGAAGCTGAAGCACATTTTGGAAACTCAATGGTTGATAAGGTTGGTAAAGCCTTAGAGGTAAAACGTCAGGGGTTGGCAAAGACTTTTGTAAATCAAGAGGCACAAGATGAGACGGATTGAAGAACTTTATCAAAACGTGGTTTTTGAAAAGGATGAACACAAAAAAACGGCTGAATACAAAAAATTGTCTCCAAAAATGAGAAATGCAGTCGATTCTATCTTTAAAACTATGGATGCTAAACCTTCAGATTTCCTAAATACTTTTGAAAAAACTATAAAAGAAGTGTCAAAAAAATTCAAAGTTCCCGAAAAAGAACTCATGAAATATTTTGAAAGAGAAATGTTAACCATATAGGAGTAGAATATGTCATTTAAAACTTTAAGAAACGCTGGTACAATCTCAGCTGCGACCCTTGGTGATGACGCTGCTCACGATACAGATATTGGCACACTTAGTATGTCAACGTCTTTTCGAGTTACAGAGTTTGGTGGCAACGATGTTTTCTTTCTCATTTCAGAAGACTACTCTACGGTAACTAGTTCAAATGGATTTTATTTAAAAGCAAACACCACAACCACTGTGGTGCCTTCAGTAAGACCTCGCTCTGCTGTTGAGTCACCAGTTACTTTAAATGGCACAGACTCTAGTTCATCTGATGCTGGTAGTCAGATTTTGTTGGAAGAGGGAACAGTTGGTTCTGAATATGATGATGGTTCGTATTTAGTTTTTGACCATGACCCAACTGGTTATCGTATTTCAGTAATCAATGAAACTGCTAGTAGTGATGGTGCTGTTTATGTCGAAGAAGTCACACAAGGGCATCCAGGCGCTTAGGGGATAATCATGAAACTTATAGCAGAGGCCATTGAGAACGTAGAATATATCTGTGAAGAAAACGATGGTAGCAAGAACTACAAAATTCGTGGTATTTTTATGCAGGGGGATATCAAAAACCGTAATGGTCGAGTATATCCTATGGAAGTCCTGACAAAAGAAGTTAAAAACTATAACAGAAAATTTGTCAGTGAAAATAGAGCATATGGAGAGTTGGGTCACCCAGAGGGTCCAACCGTAAATTTGGAGAGAGTTTCACACCTTGTCACTGAATTATATCCAGAGGGCAAAAATATTATGGGTGAAGCTCGAATCTTAGGCACTCCAATGGGCGAAATCGTCAAGACTTTAATGGACGAGGGAGCTAAGTTGGGAGTGTCGTCTAGAGGTATGGGAAGCTTGGACGAGAGGGACGGTGCCAAGTATGTGAGAAATGATTTTTACCTTGCAGCGGCAGCAGATATTGTCGCTGATCCTTCTGCACCTAGTGCATTTGTGCAAGGTATTATGGAGGGTAAAGAGTGGGTTTGGAATCACGGTTCTTTAGTTGAAGCCCATGTTGCGGAGGTAAAAAGAAGTTTTGATGTTAAGAAGCGTCAAAGACAAACGAATGAAGCTGCTTTAGCTTTTGCTAAGTTCCTCAAAAAGTTGTAATTTATAAATATATTTAATAAAAAAAGGAGACTTCCTATGTCTGAATTAGACCAAACAATTGAAGAGCTCGAAGCGGAAGTTCTTGCAGAACTTGAAGAAGCCGCTCATGATGCTCCCACCAAGGGGTCTGCTGGTGCAGAACCAATGAAGAAAGTTAAGAAAGTAGGACCACCTCAATCTGACGAAATGCAGGATGGTGGTGATCCTGTTGTAGAACCAGATGATCCAGACTCCCCAACAGATGTTGCGGCGGATAAAGCAAAAGAAGTGTCTGGTGATGCACAACAAAAAGACGAAGGGAAACCAGACCCCATGAAAAAAGTCAAAAAAGTCAAAGAAGGTTATTCGGATGAAGAAATTCGTGAGCTTTGTCACTCTAAAGACCACGACTGTGCGACAGTCGTTGAGCACCCAGAGTTTGGTAAAGGTAAACCAGTTCTAAGATCACATGCTATTCCTGACGATGATGGGAATGTTGAGTGGTACGATGTTCAGTTCAAACACGGTCTTGAAGAAAAAGTCATGGCAAAGGACATGAAGATTGTAAAATCTGAAGCTCACCACGAAGATGCAGACATGGAAGATAAGTCTAAAGAAGAACTTATGGCTGACATGCACAAGAAAATGGAAACCATGAACAAGAAAGACCTTATGGCTGCGTATATGAAAATGGGTGGTCATTTACCCTCTGAGAAGAATGAAGAAGTCGTTGAGGACTACATCAAGAGTATTGATGTTTCGTCTGATGTCGATGCCCTCGTTGACGGAGAGGACATGTCTGAAGAGTTCAAGGAAAAGGCTGCAACAATCTTTGAAGCTGCGGTTAAGTCCAAGACTCGTGAAGAGTTAACAAGAATTACTGAAGAGCAACAGAATGCTATGGCATTTGAAATTAATGAGTATAAAGATACTCTATCTGAGAAAGTAGATCAATACCTCGATTACGTTGTAGAGGAATGGATGAAAGAAAACGAGTTAGCAATTGAGCGTGGACTTA